GTTTTGGAGTTGTTAGATGGGCCATACAAAGGAAACATGGTGGCGTTACCAAACAATCGTGTAAGGGTTACACACCCAGCATGGTTTGAAACAGGACAAGGTGCGCCGGACTTTAGACCGAACCAACGTATCTATCACTCAAAACAAGATATAGAATACGTTTGGGACACACAACGAGTATTTAACAATCTCTACGCAGAGGATACAGACGATGGCTAAGAAACAATTTCCTGACCTAAATAAAGACGGTAAAGTAACACAAGCCGATATTTTACAAGGTCGCGGTGTAAACAAAAAACGAGGCGGCGGTAAAGTCAATAAAGGCATGGCCGTTGGCGGTAAAGTTAAAAAAGGCATGGCTGTTGGTGGTAAAGTCAAAAAAGGCATGGCCGTTGGTGGTAAAGTCAAAAAAGGCATGGCCGTTGGTGGTAAAGTCAAAAAAGGGTACAGCATGGGCGGCGCTTTAGGCTCTGCACCTCCTATTATGCCTGGTAGCAGTATGCAAGCTATGGAATCTGATGAAGACCGTAAGAAACGTATGATGCGCCAACCCGGTGGCATGCCCCCCAAGATGCCTGGCATGAATAAAGGCGGCGCTGTTGGTGGTAAAAAAGGTATGAGTAAAGGCGGTAAAATTGGTGGTAAGAAAAAAGCCACTAAAGCTAAGGCCACTAAAGCTAAAACCACTACCAAAAGAAAACCAAAGGTTCGTGGAGCAGGTATCGCTAGAAAAGGTGTACGTCCAGCTAAAATGAGGTAGTTATGCGTTCATATAACTCAGGCGGCACAGTTAGATACAAGTCTGGGGGTAAGATTTGCCCCAAGGGTAAAGCGTGGGCAAAACGCACGTTTGATACTTACCCCAGTGCTTATGCAAATATGGCCGCGTCTAAATATTGTAAAGATCCTAATTACGCCAAAGGCGCAAAAGGGAAAAAGAAAAAGTAATGGGCGACCTCAAGAAGTGGGTTCAACAGGACTGGGTTCGTATAGGCACTGACGGTAAAGTCAAGGGCAAATGCGGCACGTCTAAGGACAAAAAGAACCCTGACCGTTGCTTACCACGCAGTAAGGCTAACTCGTTAAGTAAAGGCGAGCGAGCCGCTACCGCCAAGAAAAAGAAGCGTGAAGGTTCTAAAGGTAAGACTGTGGTTAAAAATACTAAACCTGCTACCGTTAAGATGAGAGGTGGTGGTCTAGCAAGGAGAAAAAGATAATGGCAATACCGCAAATAGTAGGCGCAGGTTTAAGAGCCGCAAAAGCCGCAAAAGCCGCGAAAAAGCTTAAAAAAGATAAAGCTAATAGACGCTTAGAGGAAATGAAAGACAAAGAAAAAACTGACGTGCAAGAAACGTTTAAAGATTTTGATAAAAATTTAAACACTCGCCGAAAAGCTAATAGAAAAAAAGAATTGGTTAGGCAAAAGAAAGCGGATGACAGAAAACAAACCGCAATAAGCGCAGGTCTTCTTACTGGTGCTACTGGTATGGCCGCTAATGAAATACGTAAACAAAATAAAGCGTTAGACGAAAAACTACAAGCAGAAGATAAAAAAGCCGGTGGGGGTCTAGCAAGGCGAAGGCGCAAAAACGATGGTGGACTAAAAGTAGGACAGCGAAAAATTGCTAGGGGTTGTGGCAAAGTAATGGGTAACCGCCGCAAAAAAACATTATATACGTAGGTAACTTATGGGCACTTCAACTACTACAAGTTTTAATTTAGATTTTATGGAGATTGCTGAAGAAGCGTGGGAACGCGCTGGCCGTGAGATGCGTTCTGGATATGATTTACGTACGGCACGCCGATCCATGAACCTACTGACTATTGAGTGGGCTAACCGTGGCTTGAACATGTGGACAATCAACGAAGGCTCCATAGACCTTACCGCAGGTACTTCGCAGTATGTTTTAACCGAAGATACAAACCCTAATGCTGAAAATACTGTCGATGTAATTGAACATTTTATACGTGAAAACTCTGGCAATACATCTACACAATCTGACACATCATTAAACCGCATAAGTGTTAGTACGTACGCGGCTATACCTAACAAACTTGCTACAGGTAAACCTTTACAAGTATTTGTAGAGCGTTTGGGTGGTAAAAACGCGAACTCTATAATACTTAACCTATGGCCTGTACCCGATAAAGCGTATAAATTAGGTTATTTTAGTATACGGCGTATACAAGATGCGAGTAGCTCAGACCCCACTAAAAACAACCCCGATATATCGTACAGGTTTTTGCCTTGTTTAGTGGCTGGTCTAGCGTACTATATTGCTATGAAAGTGCCTGAGTTAATGCCTAGAGTACAAATGTTAAAGCAAGAGTACGAAGAACAGTATGCTATGGCGGCTTCAGAGGATAGGGAAAAAACGTCAGCGCGGTTTGTACCTAGCATTGGTTACCACTAATGGGTAGTAAGTTTGCTTCAAGTAAACAAGCGTTAGCGATATGTGACCGTTGTGGGCAGACGTTCAAACTTAAAAAACTAAAAGTAGAGAAAGTTCGTGGTAGAGAAACTAACGTAAAAGTTTGCCGATCTTGCTATGATCCAGACCACCCACAAAATAAATTGGGTGACGTATTAGTAAAAGATCCACAAGCCATACGTAACCCACGCCCAGATACAAGTTTAGGTGATAGTGGTCGGTCTAGCAGTAGGTTGATTCAATACGGGTATAATCCAGTGGGTGGTGGCGATAACATATTAATGCTTAACACGTTGGTAGGTAACGGTAAAGTAGGCACAGTAACGGTGACGACATGAGCACAACTTTTACGGATCTAAAATCAGATATACAAGACATAACTGAAAACACGTTTACTGACGCGCAACTAACGCTATTTATAGAACAAGCAGAACAATTACTACTTAATTCTGTGCAAATACCTGCATTACGTAATGTAGACACGTCTAGTCTTGTTGCTGGCACAGCTACGTTAACCGCACCCACAGGTTATTTATACACCATTAGTATGGCAATTAACCACGGTAACGAAATAACGTTTTTATTGCCAAAAGAAGCATCTTTTATACAAGAAGCCTACCCAAGTAGTTTAACAGCTAACCGAGCTAAACCGACGCATTACGCACAGTTTGGTGAAAACAGCCTTATATTTGGCCCTACACCTGACCAGGCGTACGTTCTGTCACATACCTATGCGGCGTACCCCACGTCAATAACAACGAGTGGTGATGGTACAAGTTGGTTGGGCACTAATATGGATTCTGCTTTGTTAAATGCTTCGTTAGTTGAAGCCGCCCGATTTATGAAGGCAGACCCAGATATAGTGGCAATGTACAAAGAAGCATTTGCCAACTCCCTAACTATGCTTAAACAACTTGGTGATGGTAAGTTAGACGGTGATGTGTACAGAAATGGCCAGCCGAAAACAGAGGTGTTATAGATGGCTATTACACAAACACTTACAACATCGTTTAAAAAAGAGTTACTTGAGGGTAACCACGATTTTACCGCTGATACCATAAAGATAGCTTTGTATGATAGCACGGCTACGCTAGGCGCTAGTACGACAATCTATAGCGCCGGTGACACTGGGCAAGTGTCGAACGATGCGCCGGGGTATGATACGGGGGGTAAAGAGCTTACCAAAGTATCTCCTACATCTAGCGGTACAACAGCGTTTATAGATTTTAGTGATATTACGTGGACAAGTTCTACATTTACTGCGCGTGGGGCATTAATATATAACGCGAGTACAAAAAGTAGCATAGCAAACAGAGCCATAGCCGTACTTGATTTTGGCTCAGATAAAACAACTTCTAACAGTACGTTTACGGTGACATTCCCTGCCGGAGACAGTACCAACGCAATAGTAAGGATAGAATAATGGCATTTACATCACTAGGATTAGTAAAGCCTGATGCCGGTACATTATCCGGTACTTGGGGTTCCACTTTAAATACACAATTAACTGATATGGTTAACGAAGCTATAGCAGGGTACGTTAGTGTAGAAATGGTAAACGCAAATTACTCAGAGGATGGCACAAAAAGTATAAACAATGGCGCAACTTGTAATGCTAGAAATGCCGTTATAAACGTCACATCTAGTGTTTCTTTAGACGCACAACGAGAATTTGAGTTACCAGCCATAGAAAAAGTCTACATAGTTATAAATAACACTACTGGTGGTCAGTCTCTACACTTTAAAGACCCCAGCAATTCGGGTGTGATAGTGCCCAACGGCAAAGCGGCGCTGATATTTTATGATAGTGTAAGCAACAACTACAAAGAGGGACTTACAAACATTAATGGTAACGCTACTCTTGGGGGTACGGTGTCTATAACTGGCGCTACTACTTTAGCAAGCACGTTAACACTTAGCAGTGCCTCAAGTGACATTGCGGTAAACACTAACAAGTTCACAGTAGATGCTACACAGGGTAATACAGTCGTCGCGGGCACGTTATCTGCGGGAGCGACTACCATAACTGGTGGGTACACAGGTTCACTTACCACCAGCACATCTACAGGCGACCAAGATGCAACTGCCATGACGGGGTTGGTAGGGAAACGAATTATATCTACAGCTACTACAGATTCTACTTTTACACTACCCGATGCTAATGTTGGTGTCCCTGCGGGGTCTACGTGGGTGGTGGTAAATATGCACGGTACGGCAGATATAAAAATACTGTCAGCCAATAGTGATGTTATAACCATTTGCACAGGCTCTACCATAGTAGAAAAGTCCTCGTCTGGCGGGTTTGCTACCATACAACAGGGCGGGGTGGCCGAGATAGTATGCGTAGGGGCTAATTCGTACGTTATGTTTGGTGGGGGCATTAGTTAATGTCTGCTGGCGCTATAATGATGGTAGGCGCTAGCGGTACGGTCAGCGCAGACATATCCTCGTTTACTGTAACGGCGGGTAACGTTGTTATAGGGTATAAAAGCCTACTTTTTGGATACGATAAAGCCGCCTCTGTTTCTGGCGGCTCAGGCGATTTTGAGGGGGAAGTTGGTTATGGTGGCGCTGTAAACACCACTGACTTTTTGTTACAAAATGGTGCGGCGGCTACATTAAATGAGAACTCAAGTAGGTTTCTTACTAACGATAGTTTCTTACAATTTAGGTTTTCCGTTGCTGATGGCGAAACAAAACCAGACGAAAGTGATATAAATAGCACTATGTTTAAGTTTATTAGGTTAGAAAATAGTACTACGGGCACAACAAGTGACGTCCAAGCGAGTCAATTTACTAATAATAGCTCTAGTAACGTCACAGGGTTTACTGAATACGATTTGCAAGTACCTAACAGCGCGGGAGTTGACGTTTCTGTTAATGACGTTGTTGTCGTAACACTAAGGAGTTCGTAATGTACACTTTTGAACATAATCCCGCATTTGATGAAGCTACCTTTACTCGTTTGTTTGACGATTGCAAAGGTAAAATACTAGAAGGCACAATAGACGATAACACCACAGAGCTAGAAGCTAGGATGCACTGCTCAAAGGTTATACGTAGTGGCAACGCTACGATAGTATGTAAAAAAGACGACCACGTAATAGCTATGATAGGCGGGCTGAAAAAAGGTAACACCGCTATATTTACAGCGTGGGTGTTAGGTAAAGACTTATCAGGTAGTAAGTCGTGGCTGTATGACCCAAATTGGGTGGCTGAACTTACGGCGGCGATGAAAGAAAAGTACATACAAGTAGAGTCTGCGCACCGTGATGGGCACACTGCGGATAATTATTCAGTCGCTATGTATGAACAAGCAACAGGATTATGGGGCGCATCTTCAGACCAGGTGGTGCGTGGACAAGGGCCAACACACAGAACACAACAATTTAAGGATTAATCATGGTAGTTAAAAAACGCGGGCGCCCCAAAAAAGCAGACACAGTAAAACGACTTTCAGCAAGAGAAGTATTGGTTCAACTTGAAAAACATGAGGCTAGATGCGCTGTAGAGCTAAGAGAAATAAACAGAAGGCTCGACGAGGGTTCAAAGCGGTTTATTAGGCTAGAGCAGTATATATGGGGGCTGTATGCGGCTATTTTTGTTAGTGCTATTGCTGGTAAGCTCTTATAGCCTTGGGCAAGATACAGACAGTGGTAACACAAGCTCGCAAACTGGTGACTTAAATACTAATCAACAGGGTGCTACGGTTGACAGTAACAATGAGACTGTAACGAACACTAACCAGTATAACGGGGCTGGTAGTGCTAGTGAGATACCTGTGGCATCAGCCACTGCACCGAGCCTTATGTCAGGTGGTAATGACAGTTGTTTGAAGAGCGTGAGCGGTGGTGTATCTACTTTGCAGATTGGCATAAGCTCCGGCAAGTATGAGATAGATGAGGATTGTAATAGGCGTAAAGATGCACAAATGTTGTTCACTTTAAACATGAAGATTGCGGCTATTACAAGAATGTGCCAGAGTGACGATAATTGGTTATCAATGTTTGAATCAGGGACACCATGTCCCCTTGTTGTAAACGGTAAAGTAGTTGCCGGTAAGAATGCTTACCTAATGATGAAACGAAAACCCACACTATTTGTAAGGAATTATGAGGATAACAAGGAATACTTTGATGTTGCGTTAGGTATTAATGGAGAAAACGGAAATGGCGATGAAAAAGAAGATACTAGCGGCAAGTCTGTTAGCGAGCGTTTCCGCACCACTAAGTGGTGATACCGGCGTTTATTACCCTCAAGCAATTACATTTGGGGCGCTAATAGACCCAAACATAAACCCACTGCGCCCAGCAGGTGAGTTCGTAGAGATACAGGAACTTGTTAACACAGCCGCATATATAAATACACAGGTAAGCGATGCGACAGCTAGTGTGGTTGAAATGTCCTTGGGTGTGCCTCAATCAGCAACTAGCGTAGAAGGTCTTGTAGTTCCGGTAGCGGGGCGAACAGACAGCCACAAGATAGACTTGCTTGAGGTGGCCTATTACAATCAGTCTATATTAGATACAGTTAACGCAAACTATTATTCAGCAGAACATTTATTGGTGGACTCTTATGAAGAAAATATGGATCAAATGGAAGCGGCTATTGAGATGTTCTCAGGAGCGGCTACAGAAATATCTAAGGCAGAAGCAATTTATAATGAGGCTATATCTGCTCAAACTGAAGATGAACGTATTGACCTTCAGAATTACATTCGCGCAAATGATGTGCAAATTGACCAGTCAACGGTACAAACCTTTAACCAATCACTGGACGTCATTGAAGATAAAGCGCAAGCGGCTACGGCAAGTTTATGGGCAAGCCAAGATTCAGCAACCCTTGCAATGATTAACCATGATGCCATAGCTACGCTATCTAATATAACTAACTCTACTGTGGCATATGACGCTTGGTCTGATCAAATGACGATCACATGGGATAACGCTACTGATACCGTGTTACAGGGTGTTTTCTTTAACAATGAGGGCGCTGTAGGTTGGACACAAGCTGTTTCAGAGGTGTATGACGGTTTTTACGGCGATACTCCACCCGTCACAGTTAATGAAATGTACTCAGCATACTCCTATGGTACAGGTGAAGCGGTGGCATCTATGGGGTCTGGCTACAACGTAAACGCTAAATTGTATGACCCCGTGCAGTTAATACAAGATGTTTTAGATGTCCAAAACGAAACGCCTACAACGCAGTTTAACAACGAAAATGGTAATCTAGGCGGTAATTAATGGGCATTGAAGACATAGAATTAGATGTAGGTGGGACTAAGTTCAAGGGCATTTACATTGCCATACTCATGTCTTTTGCTACTACGATAGGCGGTGGTATATGGGCGGCAAGCGAGTTTGTATCAAGAATAGACAATATAGAGGCTAATTTAGAAGCAACTATTGAGTCTATACCTGACATTGAGCCTATGGAGCTAGAATTAGCTTCCATTCGCACTAAAATAGAGGATAATGACCTTGGGCATTTACAAGGTAAGCTCGCTGAACTTGACACACTACTTAATAGCATAAAAGAGCGACAAGCTGAAGTCTTGTCAAATGCCTCAGAATCTACAGCTAAAGTCAATACAATGGAAAAAGATTGGATTGAGGTTAGGAACGAATACAAAGCCATGGCCGATATGATTAAAAAATTTGAACAGGACGTACAAAAGTTTAGAAAAGAGGTTGATGACCTATGGAAAGGTCTTGATGCCGCTTCATCACCGTTGGGGTAACTCATGCCACACTATACTAAAGATTTAAACGAAATAATTAAAGGTTTAGAAAAAGCTTCTAAATTACACGCAAAACAAGCAAAACAATTACGTAAAATAAACGAAGACCAAAAGAAGAAGTTTAAAAACAAGCATGTGGCTAAAAAACCCGCAGGGAGAAAAAAATGAATTTTGGCGCATTAAAAGGTGTTATTGGTGCAGTTGCACCCACGCTAGGCACAGCCCTAGCAGGGCCACTAGGTGGCACAGCGGCACAAGCTATCTCTGCTGTTTTGGGGTGCAAGAATGACCCAAAATCTATATCCACGGCCATGCAGTCCGCAACCCCAGAGCAGTTGGCCGAGATAAAGAAAGCCGAGTTAGACTTTGAAGCACAAATGAAAAAGATGGATGTAGACATATTTAACCTGGAGACTGCTGATGTACAGGATGCTAGACAAGCTTTTAAAGGAGACTGGACACCTAGAGTCTTTGGGTTGGTTAGTCTTTTTGGCTTCATTGGGTATATATTCCTCGTTACTATTCAGCCCCCCGACGCAAACAGCGATACTATTGTGTCTCTTGTGCTCGGCTACCTCGGAGGGCTTGTTTCAGGCATAAGTTCTTTTTACTTTGGAGCGAGTCACGCAAAAGATGATTAACTTAAAAAGACTGCAAGATCAATTAGTTATAGACGAGGGCTTAGAGTTAAAGCCTTACCGCTGTAGCGCCGACAAGCTCACTATTGGCGTTGGGAGAAATATACAGGAAGTCGGAATCACTAAAGATGAGGCCATGGTGCTCCTTGCCAACGACATAGCACGATGTGCAGGCGAATGTCAGCGTGAGTTCCCTTGGTTTGCCGATTTGACCCCGTTACGTAAAGAAGCTGTGATTAACCTTGTGTTTAACATGGGTATGGCTACGTTCAAGAAGTTTAAGAAAACTATCGCCTTTATCGAGGCTGGCGAGTATGAACGTGCCGGTACAGAGTTGCTAGACAGTAATTACGCCCGTCAGGTAGGTCAACGTAGTCAACGTGTTGCGAATATGCTTGCTGATGGAGAGTAAATATGCCACTAAGCAAGATACAACTAAAACCCGGCGTAAACAAAGAAGGCACTAGGTATAGTGCTGAAGAAGGCTGGAACGACTCTGACAAAGTACGGTTCCGCAAAGGTTTGCCGGAAAAGATAGGTGGGTGGCAACAACTGTCTACCAATGTGTTTCAGGGTGTTGCACGCTCTATCCACACGTGGCGTACTCTCGCTAGTAAACTGTACATAGGTATAGGTACTAACCTCAAGTTCTATATCGAGTCTGGTGGCACGTATAACGATATTACACCGCTTCGTAAAGCCACTATTACTCTAGCCGCTAACCCCATAATTACAACAGCTAGCTCCACTACAGTGCGAATTATAGACACTACAGGTGGGTACGGTAATGGTGATTTTGTTACATTTGGGGGCACTATAACTACAGTCAATGTTATAGCTCAAGCGGATCTTAAAGATAAAGAATTTCAGATAGCCTACAACGATGCAATAGCTACGGCAAAAGCAGATGGTTCTACTGGTAATCCCGTAACAATAAACACTATTGATGGCGCTTACTCCGCTATAGAAGTAGGTATGTTGATGACAGGAACCGATTCCAGTGCGGCGGCTGTTAGTGAGCGTGTAACAGGAGTTAGTGGTAGTGGGGACAGCACAGAAGTTACGCTAGCTACAGGTAAAAACTTTACTACGGGAGCGGATCTAACCTTTTCTTTTAGTGATTCGTACACTGTAACTGTAGGTTCTACTTCTGGGGGCACGCCTGCTACTGGTGGAGGTAGTTCTGTAACTGCTACGTACAAAATAAACTCTGGTGACGAAGTACAGATAGCCGAAACTGGTTATAGCGCAGGGGCGTGGGGCGGCGGTGCTTACGGCACTGGGCTTACCTCTGACTCTAATATACGTCTGTGGAGCCAAGCCAATTTTGGTGAAGACCTTATTTTAGCCTTTCGCGGTGGCCCATTGTATTATTGGTTCGGCGCTAACACACTAACCACATTAGCTGTAGAGTTGGACAACAAAGATACAATAACAGCTACAAAAAATGGAACTATAAATGATAGCCCAACTCTTGTTATTAACAATGCCTCTGTTCGATCAGGTAGTGCGGCTGTAATACAAGTTGGTATGATTGTAGGTGGCGTTACTGACATAAAAAATGCTGATGGTTCCGCCGCAACCGTAGCTCGTGTATTAACAGTAACAGACCAAAATAATTTAGTGTTAGACAAAACAGTAGATGCTGGTGATGGAGACACAATTACTTTTAAATATGACGTGCCAGCCAAGGTAAACAGGGTACTGGTTTCAGACATTAGCCGGTTTGTGTTCTGTTTTGGCACAACAGCTTACCTAGACGATTCTTATGTCATGGATCCGTTATTACTACGTTGGTCAGACCAAGAGGATGCTAGCGATTGGATACCTACTACCACTAACTTAGCGGGTAGTTTACGTCTGTCTAGGGGCGGTGAGATAATTACTGCGGTACAGGCTCGCCAAGAAATACTTGTGTGGACGGATGCCGCACTTTACAACTTACAGTTTTTAGGTGCTGATGGTTGGGGGGCGCAGTTAGTTGGCGAAAACATATCTATAGCTGGGCCTAATGCGGTAGCGTACGCTAATGGTATAGCGTTTTGGATGGGTAGAGACAAGTTTTACACCTACGATGGTAACGTTAAACCCCTACCTTCTAGCGTGCATAGGCACGTCTTTAATGACATAAACAATAACCAACTACAGCAAATTACCGCAGGTACAAACGAAGCGTTTAATGAGGTGTGGTGGTTCTATCCTAAAAATGAGTCCACAGAGAACGACAGGTACGTGGTGTATAACTATGTAGAAAACTTGTGGTATCACGGTACAGATATAAAACGCTCTGCCTGGGAAGATTCAGGTATCCGTAACTCACCAATAGCGGCAACTGTCACTACAAAAAACATTGTGGAGCATGAAGTAGGTAACGATGACGGCGAAACTACTACCCCTACGGCTATAACAGCGTCTATTACTTCTGGTGAATTTGACATTGAAGACGGTGACAGGATGGCGTTTGTGTGGCGTATGTTGCCTGACTTGACGTTTGATGGCTCTGATGTGGGCGCTCCTAGTGCTACACTTACAATAAATCCGTTAAAGAGTTCTGGTTCTGGATACAACAACCCATTATCAGAAGGCGGTAGTAATTTAGGCACGGTTATTCAAGGTACAACTGTCACAGTAGAGCCGTATACCACACAAATAGACACACGTATACGTGGTAGGCAGATGTCATTAAAAATAGAATCTACCGATATAGGAGTAAAATGGCAGTTAGGATACCCACGTATTGATATGCGCCCTGATGGGAGGCGCTAATGGCGAACAATATAAAATTTAAAGCTCCCGTACTGCCTTCACCCCCACAACAGTACAACCAAAGCCTATTTCAACGGACTTTCAGCGTCCTACGCCTGTATTTTAACCAGATAGACAATCAGTTCCGTGAGAACCTAAACAGCCCTACTATTGATGGTGATTTAACTGTTTCTGGCACGGTCACTGCCCCAACTTTTGTAGGTGCTTTAACAGGCAACGCCACAACTGCCACAACTGCCACAACTGCCACTTTAGCTTCTACTGTAACAGTCACGGACAGCACTGCAAATACAGACTTCCCTGTTGCTTTTCATAATGAGTCGAACGCGCTTTTAGACGATACTGGTGTTTTTGAATACAACCCCTCCACTGGTACGTTAAACACTACAAACGTGTCGGCAACAGGGACTATTAGTGCTTTTAACAGCACCTCCAATGCGGCACTACTTAAAGTAGGTAGAGATGATTTACAAGACATTACTATGTTTGGTGATGACCTTACTTTAACTATAAAAGCTAGGCAAGATAGTGATTCTAATGGTAACCATAGTTTTATATTAGATAGAGTATTTGGTGGTACTGGCCTAAGTGACTTCAGAGTACGTCATGATGGTAACGATGAGTTTGTTGTTTCAGATAATGGTGGTGCTGTTACAGCAACGCTTAATGGTGATTTTGAAATTATTAGTACTGATGCAGGTGCTACAGTTAATCCAATCCTTTCTTTATACCGCAACTCAGCAAGCCCTGCCGTACAAGACGATTTAGGTGCTATACAATTTTACGGCCAAGACGATGGTGGTAATAAAACTTTATATGCTCAAATCCATGGAAATATAGAAGATGAAACAGGTGGCACAGAAGATGGCCAAATTCATTTTTCTTGTCTTGCCAACGGTAGTTTAGAAGATCCAGTAGTAACTTTTAAGAAAAGCGCCTTGGTGATGAGAAGTAGTAATGATGTAATACTAGAATCTGCATGTAATATAAGGTTTGAAGGCCAAAGTAATAACGCACACGAAACTACTTTTTTTGTTGAAGACCCTACTGCCGATAGAGAAGTAAACCTACCTGACGGTAGTGGCGTTCTTGAAATAGGTGCTTTAGCCAGTGGTGCTGTGGTAACAGGTACGTCTATAGCTCATGCTACTTTTTCTACCTATAAAGGCCAAAAGGTCGTGTTTACAGGCTCTAGTAACTGCACTATACAGCTACCAGACGTTGCCGCAGGTGATGTGGGCGCTACATGGACTGTTTGCAATGCTGGCTCTGCTAACGTCATATTTGACTTAAACGGCAGTGGTTCTGCACAAACACTTAAAATATTAACTGGCGCGGCAGTTACCACCGTAGGCACAGATGACCCACATATAATACCCGGAGGTGTGGCTAGTTTAGTATGCACAGCGGCAGATAATTATATACTATTTGGCTCTGGCGTGGTGGATAACTAATGGCTTGCGCAGGTGTAGTAGCCTCAGCAGGGGCACAACTAGATTTTACATTTATGACTGTGGGTAGCAGGACTTCAGGTAAAGCTACGTTTTTTGGGTTTAATAGTAGTACAAGCACAGGTAGTCTAAGCAAGACTTCGTTAGAAACACAAAGCGGTAATGCTAGAACATGTACATTAATAGAGGATCAGGGCACAAATATTGTATTTACATTGACAGATGGTGAAGATAGTGACGCCGCTGGGTATAAAACACTGGTAATTGATGATTTAATACTAAGTAGAAGTAGCAGAGCTAGTTTTAGTAGTGGTGCATGGGTTTATAGCACTACAAATGATGCAATAAGCTCCAACAATGGCAACACAATAATTGTACAGTTAAGGGCAGATTAGTATGAAGCTAATAAATGGTAGGGAACAGCAGTTAACACAGCCTGATATTGTAATGGGGGCTATGGAGAACGCTGGCTTGCTAAGTAATGAAAACCTTCAATATGTGTATACTCGCATGATGTTCCCGCAAACAGTGACTATACAAATAAACAACACCGTATTTTTATACAACGCCAAAGAAAAAGACGGCGCTTTATCTGCAATTTGTTCTGTATTTAACATAGATACTAAAGAACTGTTTGCTAGAAATATATTTGAGTTTTTTAAAACGTTACAAGATAGAGACATACAAGTTGCCATTATGTCTACATCCGACGTAAATTTTTTACACGCTGTCCTTAGCGTAGCGCCAGATTTAAAAAAACACAATATAGCCGCTTCAGCGAAAGAAACTGATAAGGATGGCGCTGTGATGGCTGTTGCTGTGCTAGACGAAAAAAAGTACACAAAGAAAAAACGTAGGTCAAGGAGAACTAAATAGTATGGTACTAGGACTCCTTGCCTCTATCGGTGCTTTTGCCGGAACGTTTTATATTGCTGATCAAGCTATAGAACTTTTAGACGATCTGTTAGATGACGCCGTTGATTTTGTATTTGATCTAACAGAAGACGTATTAGACTTCTTAGAGCCGGTTACAAATTTTATAAGTGGCGCTGTAAATGCCCTAGCGGAAGACCCTCTTCATGCCCTTGCTGTGATTACGGCAATAGTACTAGGCCCAGCGACGGGGTGGGCAAGTTTAAAAGCCCTGCCCTACATAAATGCAATAAAAGTAAAATCAGACGGTGGTTCATGGGGTGACGCCTTTAAAGCGGGCGCAACAACTTATGTCACACAACAAGTTTACGCATCAACTAATGTACAAGGGTTAGAAGCCTCAACAACGGTTAGTGTTACAGACGCTTTGGTGCAGGCAGGGCTAGACCCAAGTTTAGCGGCTAGTATAGGTGACGTACTAGGTGCCGCTACTTCCGCAGGTGTTGCTCAAGGATCTATAGAACTCGTCATGGGTGGTAGTTTTAGTGACGGTTTTACACAAGGAGCTACCATAGCAGGCGCCACAGCAACGGTAGCGCAAATAAATGGTTACCTACAAGAAAACTTACCTGACTCATTTAAATATGAAGGAGTTACTAGAAACTCACAAGGGCATGTGATAGACGAAAGCGGTAATCGTGTGTACAACCCTGGCGTGGGTGGGGCAGATGACATCACTAGCCCTACGGGTGCGACAGCCGCAACCTCTTTGCAAACCATGCCTCCAGTAGTACAACAATTGTTATCAGATGCTTTAGCCGCAGAGTTACAGGGGCAAACCATAACCAGCGAGTTAGTAACTGGGTCTTTAGCTAAACACTATGTAACCACCGAAGTTGTTTCCGCTGGGTTAGAAAAATTAGGAGGGGTGGCTTTTGACTCTGATGAGGGGCAGATACTTTTATCTTACATAACCTCTGGCGTACAGAAAACAATAGGTGAGGTAGCCGCATCCGGGCTTAGTTACCAAGCGGGGGTAAATTTTACTAACAATGTAATGGCTTCCATAAGTCAATATGGCTCAGATCAATTATTCGCCCAAACATTAGATTATTTAGACAACAACGTTGCTGTCCAAGCGGCTATGAATTTTATAGATGGCGCTTTGCGCGGTAACTTAGACCAAGTAAAACAAGCGACGGAAGATTTTGAAACCGCTCTAAACATATATAGCGGTAAGGTAGATCAAAACAACGAACTCATTACTGAGCAAAACCGTTTAAGTGTACTTTACAACGACGCAGTTGATCTTTTTAAACAGGGAGGAGATGGTATAAGTGGCGCGGCCTATTTAAGTTTACTTGACCAATGGAACAATAGTGTAGGTGAAGACGGAAAACCAGAAAGTTACCCTTCTAATAGCGGAATATTTAATAGTTTTGAAGAGTTTTACAGATCCGAAGCCGCCCAAAACGGTTACGCCTCGTATGAGCAAATGCAAGTGGGTATAAAATTAATATCTAATACCCAAAAAGATTTAAATAAATTTGTTGAAGATAATTCTGCAACAATGGCAAGTCTTAATAACGACCTAAAATTTACATATCAAGAAGCAGATGATACGTTAATAGCCAACGGCACCGCAGGTATAGACTATGTAATAGAAACGGTAGAAGAAATAGACCCAGAAGCTGGATCTATTGCCGTAGACAAATATTATGTGTTAGGGGCGAACAACAGAAAAATACCTACCAGTGCGGCGGCTACTTACCACGAGTCTATTGGTATATGGAACGACGCTCAAAACACGTTAATGTCCGATATAGATTACTTAGGTGACGAGTACCAAGCTGACTTTATACAATTTACACAAGAGGATTTTGTAAAAATAATAGCGCCTTCGTTTGATAAAGACGAATATATAGCTATGTATAGCGCTCAAATAGACGAAAATTCAAACGCGTTTAAAAACTTTATTGAAGAGGGTATAAGAAATAAACATTTTATAAGTGAAAGCCAAAAAGATGCAATTTATGAAAGCCAAAAAGCACAATTTAAACTAAACGTCGCTAAAACATACTTACCTGGTGTAACTAATCCACTACAAAAATTATCTGTGGCTCAACTCCAAGCACTTGATCAGTTTGTAGATGATGAGTTTGACATACGCATGAATGCTACGTACAGCACCGATAACTACGCATCTTGGGGGGATTACTTAACAGCTATTACACCTGTCTATAACGACAGTATAAACGTAGTCATATCACAACTAGAAGCGAACCAATTATTTACAGACAAACAGCTTATTCGTGATAGCGAAGCGGCGGCAATTGAGTGGATTGGTGATGCTAATGTAACTGAAAATACATTAAATTTACTAAGTTCTGGTGGTATTGCGTTTAACAGTGACGGTTCTTTTAAATATAGCTTTGGTGCACAAGATAGTAATAACAATATTTTAAGTATTGTTAACCCCGAAACAGGTTTATCAGAAACACTATTAGATGGTATTAGCTTTGATCAATTAGAAGAAGAAGACCCCTATTCTTTCTTTCAAACGGTTAGTGATGTCTTTGGTCATTTTGGCGAAGCCTTAGCTCCTGGTATGGATGCACAAAACCAATTTTATGCTATACAGGCTGAGATTGCTCTAGCCTCCACACAACAGATTATAGATACCGCAAAAGTTGCTAGGGCAACTGCTTTGCACTTTGGGCAAAACGCAGATAGAAAAATAATAGAATACCTACTTAAACGTAAACTTGGCGCAGATGATTTCGCTACACAACTATCTAACTTGGCCGATCCAGATAACATTTACGGATTAGTTGATTGGAGTGATGAAGGATTTACCGCTAAATATGACGCTCTTTCCGCAGGGCTAAGAGATTTTGTCGCAGGCGCAAAAACAATCCCAGGGAATATTGGATCGTTGGGAGTGCAAGCTATAGCTGGGACGGCGCAAGCTATAAATGGTGCGGCGGTTATGCTCGCCGATTTAGCCACAGAAGCGTATTATGACGTTGACTTAGACTACACTTTAGATACTGACCCTGTTCACAACTTTCTTGAAAACATACTTACCAACGCTGAAAGTTGGAAAAGTGAAAGTTGGAAATCTAACGCCGCAGACTTACAAGTAGCCCTACAAGCCCGCGCCGTGGATGACCCGAATACGTTAGCAAACGAAGCTGTATGGGGGTCTGCCGAATTGATTGGGGGTGCGTTTGCAGATCAACCGCTAACATTCTTAGGTGAAATATTATTTAAAGAAGGCGTGCAAGAGATAGTGCCTGCATTGGTAGGAGGTGGTATAGGCTGGATTGCGGGTAAGGCAGGCGCAAAAGCGCTTGGCCACCAAGTAGGGCAAAAATTTGCAATGCAAGCTGGGTTTGTAGGAGCCGCCGCTATTGACATTGCTGAAAGTATGGGAGGCACCGCCGAGGAAGCGTATGACACAGCCTTTGCAGTCGTAAGAGATGCGCTAATAAATAGAAATACTAAACTAGAAGCTAACGGACAAACTCCTTTAACCATAACTCAAATTCATTTAGCCGCTGAACACTACGCAAAGGATATATCTACAAAAAACGCTTTGTTTGCAGGTATGGCAACAGCGGCAACGTTTATGGTTCCAGGGAAACCTGGTGCGGCCCTCGACACTGCTTTTCTTAGGGCCATAAACAAAGATGCGTTTGCTATTTATGGTGGCAGAATAGTAGCGCAAGAAATGCTAGCTGAAGGATTTGAAGAGGGGTTAATAGCAAACAATTTAGAGGGTTTGTTAGCGGAGTGGGATCCTAACCGCAATGTGTCAGGTAATGTGTGGTTTGCATCTACCATGGGCGCCCTTGTTGCAGGGCCGATTACCGCAACCATGGTTGGGTTTATGGGGCAAAACCCTGGGTTTGATGATCCAGGAAATGAAGATTTTACATTACCCACACAAACGGAAATTACTGGTAGAACTAAACCCCAATCTACAGGTAACCTTGCCGCAGATGTCTTGTTATTAACTAGCCCAGATTTAGCGTCGGCTGTGTACTCAGGCAGTGCTGATGTGCTTGACACACTAACCGACCTTGGGATTGATTACGACATAGCTTCATCATTGCAAGATGCCGCAGATGACACAGATTTTACGGGTCTTTTAGGATTACCAACACTGGCAGATAACAACAATAACGATAATATTGGCACGAACCCTGTGCCACCTGATTTTTCTACTTTTCCTCCGTCTGTGGCTAATGAACTATATTATGATGCGGCAACAGACACTACGTTTATGGGTGTAGCTGGTGGTTGGGAAGAAAGAGGTAGAGGTAATAATACAACTTCTGAACTCGCTACTTCTTTAGAGTTAGGTGATGATTTTCACACTGCAAATGCAACTACAATACCGGACTCTTATACGCCTAATAGTCTTACAACTATACCTGCTTCCCGTAAAATTATAATAGACCCTATCACTGGAGCGTCTTATTCTTATACTTTTGCTAAAGGTAACAACACAGCGGACTTGCGGATTGCGTACGAAACTCTTCTTGACGCTATTGATGATCCAGAAACTGAATACACTCGGGGAATGTACGATACGGCAATAGAACAAGTACGAGAAACGCCCTTGGAACGATTAGAAGTTGTTGTAACCGACGTCCCACAATTAGATACGTCTTTGTATGCTTTACCCCCTAGCTACGAGCATACAATGTACGATGAAAGTATTCAAATTAGGGGTCACAAGAGATACGCCTTACCGTTAGCTTTTGAAGACGGGTATCAGCCAGAATACATGACGTTAGACCAAATGGAGAACATTATTAACTACAATGCCACGATGTATTTGGATTCTGGCATGTACGGTATAAACGATGAGCCGCCTGACTCTTACCAACAACAAATGCAAGACAACTACATAGGGGCGTTAGAAACCTTTTATCCGTTAATTCAACGAGAGCGAGAAAGGCTGGGACTGCAAAATTACGATCAACAAAATCCAAGTGAATTGGAAGAGATAGAGTTTGATCGGTACTCAAACAACGCACGACGAACTGATTGGTTTGATGGGGTGCCTTATTTATTACGCACTGTAAATCACAAGCGCCATAATGAAACAATGACCATAGATGATGCTCGGTACTTTTATAACCTTGCACTCCGCTTTATAAAGCCACCATCACTCACGAATTCGGAGCCTAGCGACCCCGCATCGGGGCGACTGAGTACAAGGCTTAGACAAGAGCTTAATTACACACAAGAAGTATACGACGGTTTAATATCTCCAGAACTTTTAAACGAATATTTATGGCATACAGAAGTTCTTGGTGAGGACGGGCTACCCGATGCTAGAATAGATGAGTTACTTGCCGCTGAAGGCGCCGCAGGTCGTGGAGTATTTTATTGGTTAGGGTTTACTAATCCTTTCGCACAAGAACTCGTCGATAGAACAGGACTTAGAAGGTTTTCGACTGCAAATGACACTTTTAAAATAGTTGACGGGTTGTTAGTGCCTGATACTTATTTTTCTACGGTTCATGGAGAAAATTTAGCTGACGACCCAGCGTACGATGGGGATTACATACCTACTGGTGAAGATTTACTAAACGCCATATACCCAGGAGGAGTGGTTAGCGATGGTACTGGGCGCTTTGTACCTAAAGTAGACGTAGATACCATATACGACAGTTGGATGGACGACCCTAGATATGATCCTTTCGCGGGTAAAAGTCCTAACGACAGTGAAGTGTATTGGCAGGATCCCATTACTGGTATTCAGTACGTGTGGGGTATGCGCCAAAGAAATGGATTAGCTAATGATTACAGCGTGGGGCATCCGAGAACAGGTGATAACGGAAGATGGCAACGTGTAATTTTGAACTATGTAGAAGACTCTCGCTACGGCGCACAAGATGAGTTTGGCAATCCCCGAAACACTCATTTAGTATATTTTCCTACGGGTGTTGGCCCTGGCGGTCGTGATGTGGGTCTAAATTTAACCGGTGAAGAAGGTAAGCCCGATGCTCCATGGCCTTCTGATGCGGGTTTATTTCCTTCGTCTGCAATGACTGATCCTGACGATCCTTTGCATATGAGACAAGGTATAACAAGGCAAGGTGATTCAGATTTACTTGGGCATCTTTACAACCACGATTTTGATAATTTGACTGAGCAAGAAATGCGGCAAATTATTATAGACAACCCTCGTGCGTATGGGTTTGACTATACCCCTATTATAAACAACCCTGCCTACCATTATAAAGACCAGGGTGTAACTAGCAATGATGCTAGAAGAATGCTAGAAGAAAATGGTATAGATCCCGATGTTTACTATAAAAGTTCTGATCAGCCGTATATAAGTGTATTTTACACCGATATAATGAACATGTCTCTTGAAGAGGTACAGCGTAGACTGTCCGAACCCCCTCCTCCACCAGAAGGTTGGAATCAAGACGATAAAATTATAGATTACTTTACAGCCGAAGCCGTCGCAAATGGTTGGACTGTGCTTGATACACGCAGTTATGTATTTACTAACAGAGATAACATATTAGAAACAGTAAGTGACTTTGACCTTACTAGCACTAGCTTTGCAGATGCGTTCGATAATACGTTTGTAAATAACGTAGATACAAGTAAAAACTTCGCTAATATAGACGCATCTCCAGCACTTTCGGCGCGTACAATGCGCAACTTGTTTATGGACAAGTATAATCTTACTGAAGATGAATACTACGCCATGATGAAGAGTGATGCCTACGGAACTACAAAAGAAGAAATAGACACTGCAATTAATAATTACCTACGCACAGCGGTGCAGGTTGACGAAGACGGTAATCCAATATTAGATGCGTTTGGTAACGAAGTTAAAGGCGTAAAGGCAGACAGTGAGTTTGTAGAGACTCTTGTAGCTAATAATGTTAATACAAGAGACAGCATAATAGCGGCGTACAAAGAAGCCTACGGGCAGAATTATGAACCCAGCGAAGAACAAATAAACAACTACTTAGGCGCAAACTTTGGGGTAAGTTTTGGTGATAGTAACAATCAACTACCCGAAGGTGAGGTAGGTAACCAAATTGGTAAACCGACTGCCTCTAACATAGATCAACTTACTATTGGTACTACAACTCCTGCCGAACAAGCGGACATAATTTCAACAGCAACTGCTGGATTGTCGCAAAGTGAATTAGACAGTTTGGGTGACTTAAATCGTTTAATTGACCCTAACAAAAACGTTAGCTCAAACGAAATTGTAATACAACAATTTATAAATAGGCAACAAGCCTACAACAACCGCTTAGAAATAGCGAAATCTAATATACGCGCCGCTTTACAAGATGTCGAACGAGAGTCTGGGTATAAAAAATATTCAGACAAAGACAATGCGTGGGTAGAAGCTAACTTTACTGATTTACTAGATGTTATTAACGCTAGACCCAGTAAACGACCAGAAGGCAATGAAATACAAGACGCTGTAGATGCGTTTTTAGTGGCCGATAAAGAAACAGGTGTAGCCGCTCTTAAAAACGCCATGGGCGATGTGGGCGTTGATTCCTTTGCTCTAGGGGGAAACCCAGAATTAATTAAAACTAGGCTAGCTGAAGCTTTATGGAGTATAAATGGTGACGCAAGTGATGCCGCCGCGCTAAACCAACTAGCAGTAGATTTTAAAAACAAGTGGGGTTATGGAGCTAGTTTAAATGATTTATTTAGGTTAGGCCATGATGTCATAAACCAAGACTTGTATAAGCAAGACGGTGATTGGACTAGAAATCCTGACGACTACCCACGCAATCCAAATTACGCTTTGGGCGATAATCCCTTTAGCCGTGGGTACAATTTATATCGTAAATACGATTACGGTGGTAGTAACACCGCACCAGACTTAGATACTTATGGGCCTGCTAGCGCCACCTTTGAACGTGTAAAAGCTGAATTTATAAGTAGGTTTGGCTACACGCCTGATGACGCTGAAGTTAGACAGTTTACAAATAGCGCGATAAGAAACTTACTTGCGGTTGCGGATGGGTCGGGAATACCTATTGAAGACGACGGCTCACCTTATTTTCTTTTTGAGCAAGAAATAGATGCTTATATAAACCCTCGCCAGCTAAGTAACGCTGAAGCCGAGGCAATAATATTAGGAACGTTTGCTAAAGGCTCACCCCAATATAATGCGTTAATGGCTAAATACGGCAACAAGATGGGTGGTGTAGGGTATCAAGATACACAAACAGCCGCACTAGAAGCTGAAATACTTACCTTATCAGCACGGGCAAACATAGAATCTGACATAATTGCATTACTTAACGATGGCACTAATTTTGACGGTGGCACAGCCTTTGACCCTACCAAAGACACTGGCGCATATCTTGTAAGAGCTTACGCAGATAAAATAGAAGCTGGCGACTTTACGGGTACGTCAGACCCAGCGTTACTTAATGAAATAAAAAAATCAGTAAACGCCCGCCGTTATATGGCAGATGAGCTAGCACAGGATATAAAAGACGAGTTAGGTTTATCTGAAACATTAGAAGAAATAAAAAATGATGCCGCGTATGCTAGCTTGTTTAACACGTTAGTTGACGAAGACGGAACAGTTGACAACCCATACAATTTTCAAACTCTTCAAGAACAAACATTGGACGATGCTACTGTTTCACAAGCCGAAGCACGCGATTACTTTAGGGACATCTTAGGCTACGACCAAGGTTGGATGCCTACATGGAATATAGATAATAGAGTTGCTGGTGTAGGAGATGAAGCTACTATACTACCTGATGACCCTAACGCTATAGCAGGCGATGTATTAGATATATTTAATAAAACCACTGTCACTAGAGACGATATAGAAAACGAGTTAAAGAACAACCCTACAAAATACGGGTTTAAAGACAGTGCCGCTGTGCAAGCCGCGATTGCTGGTGGGTTAGATTTAACTAAGTATGAAGGTAAATACTGGAAAGACAATGGTAAAAGTAACAGTGGTGACCCTATCTTACAAGCGGCGTTTACTGGGTTAGCGCCGAAGTTAGACGCGGATACAACCACTGCAAGAGAGTTAAGAAATTACCTACGTGACCAAGGGTTTGACATGGGGTCGGTAGAGGACGGTGATCTAACTAATTTTGCGGCCTTACAAGCCGCAGGTATGTCAGACGCACTAGGTTTTAACACTGACCTAGAAAACACGCAAAGTGTTATTGACTACATGGATGCCAATGAGATAACAGGCGATGAGATACGTAACCAAATCGTTGCTGAAACAGGCGTCAATATATACGAAGAAGACGGGGTAACACTCAAGGCTGAGTTTACAGATCAAGCCTTAACAAACGCTGGGTTCCTAGTTGATACAAAAGGTAGAGATGGTTACCAAGCCGCAGAGTTAACAGGCAACGTTGCCGATAACACTATAAGCGAGTCTGATATAAGAGCTTGGTTAGGTAACAACGACTACGCCGCACCAGGTGCCGGAGCAGATTTTTCAGGCTACGTAGGGTTAGGCACAGACATTGCTGGGCAGGCAGGTCAATATGTAACTGACGAGGGTTTAATTACCCAAACACAAACAACGATAAATAACGAACGACAAGCGGTACGCGACTACTTTGACACAGCCCACAGTTACTTTGATACAGATGCGGCTGTTGACCTTGACGTTGATGCGCTACGTAATGCTGACACTGCAACTATGCAAGCCGCAGTCAATGCGTTTGTAAATACTCAATATACCTACGAAGGTGAAGCGCGTGACTATCTAGCTAGTTTAGGTTTGACGGACGTTTTAGCTACAGACCCAGACACTGGTAATTATATTGTACCTAATTCAGAAATAAACAATTTAATAGGTCAGTTTGGTACGCCTGAATTAATAACCCGTGCGGCAGAGGAAGGCGGGTACTTTGACCAGAACGAAGTTACCTTCGATGAGATAAGAGAGCAAATTGCTAACGAGTTAGGTGTAGTCCCTGCAACGCTATACGATGAAAATGGCGATCCTATAGCTGGGTACACAGACACCGATATAACCAACGCTGGGTTTACACAAGGTGTGAACGTTGCAGAAACTGGCCTTGGTGCAGAGATTACTGACAACGTACTAACAAGAAGTGACATTGAGAATCACTTGCTTGGTTTAGGGTACTCCGAAGAACAAATAACTAATTTTGACTCCAGTAATATTGCCTGGGATGACACCACTGCGTTAGATACGCTAACGGCTGACTTTCAAAATCAATATAGAAACGCAACACAACAAGCGATTGCGGCTGATTTAGCAACTAATTTTGGTTGGTCAAACGCAACTGATGCCGACATAGCGGCTGTAGCAGATTTAGATGCCACAGGACGTGAGGCGTGGGTAGGCGACAGAAGGTTTACTCCAGCACAAGCCGATACAGCGCTTGCGTTACAAGGCATAACCCCAGAGAGCATAGGACAAGCACGTTATGACACATTGCGTAACGGGTTAATAGTCGATCAAGATAGAACAGGCAACGTACCTGCTACACAAGCCGCGCTAGTCGATAGCGTTGAAGACCCATTACTTGACCCGTTCTTTATTACTCCTGACGAAGTAGCTACTGAATTTGGTAACTATACTTACTTTGACGCTACAGGCAATACCATACCTACAGGTTTAATTGACGAGAGCGGGCTTGGCACTACCGTAGAAGCTTATGTAAACGCCAACTATGTAACTGCTGATGAGGCACGCGCCGCGTTAGATGGCGTAGCAGGTGTAGATGCGTACGAACTTAACGATCCAAATGATCCTGATTCTGGCTACGTAATAACAGACCAACAGCTACTTGACGCAGAATTAGCTGGCCAATATGTAGACACCGTAGAGAACCAGGCGCTTGCAGGGAAAGTTCAGACTCTTACGACAGACGAAACCGAAGCTAGGGATTTACTGATAGAGCAGGGTGTTCTAAATCCGAGCGCCGCAGACATACAAAACTACATGGGCTTCACTCCAGAAGCGCCTACATTTACACCAACTGATATAGCTGACCTGCGCTACAGAGGTATATTGGAGCAGTTTGGCACACCTGCGGTATACAGTGATACGGAAACAGACCAAGAGGGTAACCCTGTCTTAGTAACCCCAGCAACTGGTATCTACGCCGAAATCGA